CAATGAGGGGGTCGAGATGGGGAACTCATGGCATTAGCGGGCGAACTGGCAGTCAGGTTGGGATACCTGAAGGGCCGACGAAATAATCACGAGCAGACATGGCAGGACATCAATGATTTGATGCAGCCTTTTCGTGGGGACATCACAACGAAGAAGTCTCCTGGTGGAAAGCGCATTGGATCTGTTTTTGATACGACTGCAATGCAAGCTGCCGATACCTTCGTGAACTTCCTGAAGAGTGCTGTGTTGCCCAGCTCCACGGACTGGCTTCGTCTGAAGGCGAGGAAGGCATCCGGCGACATCGAAATCCGTGCCCTGCTCGACCGTGCAGCCATGAAGATACTCGAGGCTCTCGGTGACTCGAACTTCTACATCCAGGCCACCCAGGCGTTACGCGACTTTGCCATCCTTGGAAACGCCACGCTGTATTGTGAGGAGAACACTCCACGCCTCAACGAGGATGGTTCCACCTTTGCCGGCTTGCTTTTCGAGTCGGTTCCGGTTGGCAGTATGTGGTGGTTGCTGGGGAAAGACGGAACTCCAATAATGGCAGTCCGAGAGATGGACCTCCCTGCCGCCGATGCCTACAACTACTTTGGCGGCAATGCTGGAACTGCGGCATCCGAGGCGATGAGTGGTGGCAACCCGATGGAGTTGATCCGTTACTATCACTTCGTTTTCCCCACGGGTCCGGCGAGTCCTGTGAGGAGTTCGGTCGATACGGACAAGAAGTGGGCTTCCGTATATTACTGCGAGGCCACTGGCCGCGTGATTAGTGAGGGTGGTTACGACTTCTTGCCCTACACAATCTCTCGTTTCATGGTGGTCGATGGCGAGGAGTACGGGCGCGGGAAGGGCCATCTGGCTCGCCCCGATGCTGCCGGGATCAACGAGTTGAGGCGGCAGGTTTTGATTGCTGCTGGTCGAGACCTGAACCCACCCCTCATGGTGGAGCATGACACAATGGTTGAACTGGACATTGCCCCCAACGGCATTGTGGTGACCCGACCCCCCCAGAAGATGGCTCCCCAGTTCCTCAAGAGCGGCACCGATTACGGGGTTGCCGACCAGATTGCTCGCCAGGATCGAGACCAGATTCTGAAGATTTTCCTGGGTGATGTTTTACAAGAGCCGGACTCTCAGCCACGCAGTGCGGAGGAGAGTAGGCAGAGACAGGTGCGGGCGATTCAAAGGCTAGCGGCTCCAGCCGAGGCAGTAAATCATGAGTTCCTTCAGCCGGTGATTTCGACCGTGATTCATATCATGGCCCGAGGGGGTGCCTTGCCCGAGCTGACGGAAGTTGGGGATATGTTGGGTGGGACTACGATCGATGTGGAGTTCGCTAGCCCCTTCTTCACTGCAGCAAAAGCATCGAGTGCGTTGAGGGTTCAGGCGTTCCTTGAGAGAAGTTTGGCGATGTATCAAGCCACCCAGGACGATGCGTACATGGAGTACCTGGACCCGGACAAGATTGCAGCCTACAACGCCGAGATGAGCGATGTTCCTGCAGAGATATTCCGTTCGGATGAAGAGGTCAATGCGAGACGACAGGCGAAGGCAGATCGCGCAGCCCAGCAGAGGATGGTGGAGTTGATGACTGCGGCTCAGGGCGCGTCACAAGCATCCCCGCCGTCCCCGCTACCCGCTTCGGCGGGGAATCTCCCCGGCACATCGATGCCCCCTGAAGTAGGAGGACAATGAGCGAGAAGGGAAACCTTTACTCAGACAAAGACAGGCAAACGATTTCTGATTTTGCGGTGGTGTTTGACTCGGATGCCGGCAAGAGGGTGTTGGCGTGGATGGAGCAAGCTTTCTGGGTAAAGATAACGGTCGAGCCAGAGGAGCAACTGAACAGGCAACTCGAGAACAATGGGGAGATGGTTCGTGTGCCGATTGACCCCGTAGCAATGGCTAAGAGGCAGGGGATGCGGGCGGCATATTACAAGGTCTTGGCAATGGTGGACGAGGCCCAGGCGTTAATCAACAGGGAGGCAGTGAGCAATAATGAGTGACGAAGAAGAGCGGTCTGGTGAAGAAGGTGCCACATTGGGCGACCTGCTTGGGGATGAGTATGAGGGTCTTTCCAAGAAGTACAAAACCCCCAAGGATCTGGCAAAGGCGTACCAGTCGCTGAGTCAGAAGCTGAGTTCGACTGCCAGGGCACCCGACGATAGTGCGTCTGATGAGGAGTGGAGTGCGTTTTACCAGAAGTTAGGCAGACCCGAGACCCCGCATGGTTACGAGATGCCTGAAGGGGAAAAGGCGAGGGAAGCCCTCGACCCCCTCACAAAGGCAGCTCATGCCGCCGGGTTGACCAAAAAACAGTGGAACCAGTTGCATCCGGTGGCCCAACAGCAACTGGTCAAGGACGATGCGGCAGATCGCGAGCAGGTCGATAAGGCCCGAGCAGAGTGGCAGGAGGGTGCAAAGAGGAAGTACGGGGATGGGCTTGAGGAGAAACTGGCCCTTGCAAAGAGAAGTCTCGACACCCTGACCTCCGAGAACCCGGACATCCAGCAGGTACTATCAAGAACAGGTCTGGTGGATCACCCCGCAATTTTGGACATGATGATTGAAAGAGGCAACTCGATGTCAGACGACTCGACCCCAACCAGCGCAGTTTCTGATACTGGTGGAGAAACCGACCCCATGAAGATCGCCCAGAAGCTGCGCTCGATGATGAAAGCTGACGCGCACACCGATCCCCGCCACAAGGACTCAGAGGCCCATAAGGAGGAGTATTACCGTCTATTGGAGGAATTGAGCAACCAGGGATATGCTGGGGTTTACGACGAGCGTTTGAAACCCAGATACTAGCATGGAAAAGCGAGTTCGTCGGACATTCATAGTGGGTCCAGAAGCAGTGGAGAGAGCCAGAAACGCTGTTTACTGGACTCCTGGCATGACCTTGGCCGAACTGGTGACATCTGCCCTACATGAGAAGGTGGATCGCATGGAGAATGCCCAAGGTAGCACCTTTGAACACCGAGAGTCTGAGTTGAGGGGTGGTCGCCCCTTACAGAACATGAAAAAATATATGTTGCGTAAACCACCAGAATCTGGATGATCATCCACCGGAACCGATACCCTCCTGGCCGGTCCCTGACGCTGTGAAAGAACAGCGGCAAGGCATCGAAAGCCTCACGGAGACCCCCACTCGGTGGATACTCTCACGGCAAAGTGATAAACAACAATTGCTGAGAGAGAAATTCTAATATGGGATACCCAGCAACTGGTGCCTCCTGGCCGGGAGCAACCGGCGCAGACACCAACTATGTGGCACTTTTCAAGCAAGCCTATGCCGACACGATTCGGCTCAAGGCTCAGGAAATGGAAAGTCGCCTTTCCGACACTTGTTTGTTTGAAGTCCTTCATGGTGACCCACTGAACCTCGATGCCTTCAAAGAGGTCGCGACCACCACTCGCGATCGAGGCCAGTTGTTCGGAATGCAGACGAATGACAAGAAGTACAGTGAGACGATCACCGAACGCCGCGCCCTGACTCCTGGTTTCCACGAGTTTGCGGAGCTGTTCGATCCTCGCGACGAGCCGGCCTTGCTGCGTTCGATTCGCCCGGATTCCAACTACCTCATGAATGTGACTGCTGCCTTCAGCCGCTTGAAGGACACGACCATCGTCAATGCCTTCGACGGTGCTGCGACTGTTGACGGTACTTCCCGAGTGGTTGGCCCGGATGTTGACCTTGCATTTGGGGGAAACGCCACTGGAACAGCAGCAGCGGCAGATTGCCCCGCCGGATCTGTTGCCAACACAGCCACCGCCCTCGCCACTCGTGGTCTTTGGGCAAATACGGTTGTAACTGACGACAATGCTGCTGGAGCAACCCTGAAGGTCGCTGATCTGGTGACTGCTCGTGAGGTGTTGGAGCAAAACGGTGCGATCAACCCTGGTGATCCGGTCTACATCGCGATTCACCCGGCAGTTGCCCGCCACTTGCTGGCCGATACGAGCTTGACCAGCTACGACTTCAACGCTCTTCGTCCATTGATGGGTGGCGAGATCACCCAGTTCATGGGAGCTGAGTTCCGTCTGACGAACCAGATTGCGACCAACCAAACGGTTGCGGTTGGTGCATCTGCAAGTGCGGTTACAAACAGCACTGCCTCCAAGGGTGCCTACACCTATATGTACACCAGAAGTGCAATGGTGTTTGGCATGGCGCAGGACATGACGGTTCGCTTTGACGAGTTGCCGGAGCGCGGTTACTCGCTCCAGTGCTTCCACAGTCTCGGTCTTGGTGCTGTTCGCATGGACCCCAAGAAGATTGTGCGGATTGGTTCGCTGAACTAGCTATGGAGTGACCCATGACTGGTAAGACAAATCCTGTTTCGGGTACTGTCTTGGGGCGTTTTCGCGGCACTGCCGCTCCAGCGTTCAGCCAGACATGGGTCACGCTGTTTACGACGAATCCGGTCACTGACGGTGACGGCACAACATACGGAACAGGGTATGTTGAGTGGTCAGCGACAAATGGTCGGGTGCGAGTGAACACAGACCGGACAACGGACCCGTACTGGACCTCTCCGTCAGTAGATGAGAACCGGATGAAGATAGAGAACAGCTCAACGGTGGGCTGGACTTTACTTCTTGGGATTCCTGCTGCCGGCGAAACGGTTGTGGGTATCGGGGTGTTTGATTCGGAGACGGGTGGAAACCTACTGTACTGGGACGAACTTGAAAACTCTCGACTTGTGATGCTCGGCGATACATTCCAGTTCTCAGCATTGAAGCTGATAGTACGGGAAGATTGATGGAGATAGGCATTCAGGAATCTGGTTGCTTTGTTTTCCGGGTGTATGACTCGTTCGGTAGGCTCAAGCAGGAGAAGCTGGCGGGCAACACCCTGACCAGTGAGGGATCTGCCCGGATACTCAGGTTGGCTTTTGATGCGGCGTTAACCACTCCCGTTGTGGATACTGGTTATGTTGGGTTAATTGACAACACTGGATTCGTTGCCGTGGACTCTACCGATCAGGCGACCGACATCCGTCAGACCGGCTCCACCCTGGTGAACGAGTGGGGAGAGATTGCAGATAGTGGGTACAACTCTGGCCTCCGCAAGTCAGGAACCTTCTCGGTGACAGACAACGGTGGATCAGCTTCTGCGTCGAAGGTGACATGGACCGATGCCACCTTTTCCGGGTTCGCTGGTACTCAGACGATCCAGGGTGCTTTCTTGGCGAACTCGAGCGCAGTCGGTCAGAATGTCAGTGGTGCCCTGTTTGCTGCTGCAAGCTTTTCTGCGGGAGATGTGAATGTGGGTACATCTGATACCCTCAAGGTAACTTTTGTAATGTCATTGGCATAAGGAGATTTGATGTCTGATGCAGAGGGAAAGATCAGCTGTTCGGCAACGCCTCAGTTGATTAAGTCGCAAGAAGTTAAAGCCATCATGGGAGAGTCTCGTGGTGGGTTTGAGGTTGGTGTTTTTCATGTGGTCCTCACCGACAAGGACGGGAATGTCCTGTATGAGGATTACGCGAGGAATGGCACGACCACGGAGTTTGCCAAAGAGATCTGGAATACCGTCCGAGCTGGCTCCACTCCGGTGAGTCTTGGTCAGGCGAGTCGGACCCTGCATATCCATTGCTACACGAACTCTGCTGCAGCCACCGGCCCCACCCTTCTCGTTGCAGACACCTACGCGACTTCGGTTGGTGGGACGGGTGCCTCCTTCGACACAAGCACTTTCGCGCCAACCACAGGAACTGGATGGGTTGCCCAGACCTGGGCACCAACTGCCCCCACGGGAACCGCCACTGTGGAGATCACTGCTGCTGCCGTGGCATTCACAGGCTCGGCCCAGTCGAATGCGGTCGTGGGTGCTTATGTGTATTCACAGGCTTCCGCCGGGGGTGTGGGGGTGCTGGTTGCCACTGCCAACTTCTCCTCTGGAATCTCAGGGATCACCGCTTCCGATACGCTGAATGTGACCTTCACTTCGGGACTGGTAGTGAGCTAAGGAGACCGATGCCACCTAAGAAGAAAAAAAAGCCAGATAGTCTAGGGCAATATCGTGCAGGTCAGCGAGATTCTGGCTTCGACATTGGTGGTTCCGGAACCGGCGGTGGTGGCGGTCCTGTCAGGGGTGGCGGGTGGCTCGGAAAGGCAACCCGTGCCTACCAGAAACTTTGGGGCGTAAACCAAAGGCGAAGTGGTGGTGGCCCCAAGAAACCACCAGGGAAGAAGCCTACGCCAAAGCCAAAGCCAGCACTCTCTGCGGCCTCTCGCCTTGCTGCGTCTGCGGTGAAAGCTCGCCGTGCTGCGAATCGTAAAAAGATGGCTCAACAGGCGACCCGCACCGCAGTTGCCCGTAGAAAGGCGGGCATCGCCGCTGGTCAAAGAGCGTCTAGCGCAGCCTCCCCTCCACCGACGAAGGCGCAACAGGCTGCGGCAACTAGACGAATCGCTATTGACAAGGTTGCCACCGGAAAGGGACGAGCGCAGTTAAGGCGACAGGCTATCGAGACAGCAAAACAAGCAGCGGGGGTCGTTCAGCGTACCGCCCAAGCGTCAGGTAGCCTCGGAAAGCCATCATTTCCTGTGGCGATACAGACTCGCAATCAGATAAAGATTGGAAAGGACGCTATCAAGAAGGCCGGTGGTAAATACGACCCCTTCTTAGGGAAGGGCACAGGTGCCCAAAGGGCACGCCGGTTGACTGAGGAGGAGTTTGGCAAGCCCGTGCCAGGATCAAACCCACTGGGTGTTCAGCCAAAGAAGATCAACAAGAAAAAGACCAAGAAGAAGACCAAGAAGAAGACTGCGAAGAAGAAGGCCAAGAAAAAGGTCGGCCCGCTTGGGAAGAAAGCCGCGGAGTTCACAAAACTAGCTAATCTCAAAGCGCGTGCTGGCCGATCCCCAACAATGAGTGAACTCGACAGGCGTAGCGAGGCAGTATGGGACCAGGAATCTCGGATGCGACTTGGTGAATCTAAACCCCGCCTTAAGAGTCCTTCAAAAATCGGACCTTCTAAG